TTTTTAAAAAAAATTCTATGACAGGAAGCCGGTTATCCGGTCTGTTGGGGTGATGTGATTGGCGATAAATGAGGCTTTATTGGAGCAGGAGATGAAATGTGCACAGTCTTTGGTTGAGTTCAGGGAGCAGAACTTAGCTGGAGACAAGGATGTAAAGAGTGCAGAGTTTCATCATCATTGGAGCAATATCCTTTTGCGCGGCAGGAGTCACTATGCGATTGAGGGATTCAGGGAATCCGGTAAGGACCAAGTGGTATTTCAGGCGAACATCATGCATGCGCTGACATACCCGGTTGATTACAGGAGTTACATCCTAGTGATAGGGGCTAACTGGCGTGACATGTCATCCAAGCTGAAGGACGTAACGAGAAAGTGGCAGAGTCCGGAGCATGACAAGCTGAGAGTGAATGTTGCGAAGATCGTGGAAGATTCCGGTGATGCGTTTGAGGTGCTTTATAAGAACGGTCAGCGGGTAAGGATAGAGATATTCGGTAAGGGCGGCATGGTACGAGGCCGTGTATGGGGACTGAAAAGGCCGGATATCATAATTTTGAACGACATACAGGACCTTGCGGACATGGACTCAGAGGTAGTCCCGGATAAGGACTGGGACTGGTTCCTGTCGGATGTTATGTTTCTTGGTAAGGCGAGCAGGATATTTATGATCGGGAACAATGTCGGGGCAAAATGCGTGATTGAGCGGGTAATGGCTCATGCGAACGTGCTGAATTTTAAGACGATGAGGGTAGGTATAGCGACCTATCTGCATGATGACGGCATCAAGGTAGAGATCGGGGAGCCCACATGGCCAGCCCGGCACACCAAAGAAGAGATACTGGCCGAATATATGGCGTTTAAGGCTATTGGGAAAGAGGATACCTTCATGAGGGAGCGCATGTGCCAGAACATGTCGCCTCTTTCACATCCATTGCACCCGGAGAAGCTGGTTGAGTTCGACTGGCATGATGCCGAGGCACAGAAGGAGATAAGGAGCGGGAGTGTTTCTCTGGTGATTGACCCTGCTCTGAGTAAGAAGAAAACAGCGGATCCGTCCGTAATACTTGCGTTTGTCGATGGGAAGGGCGGCAGGAGGTACATACTCGATGTCGATTTCAGGAAGAGGGACCCGAACGGTCTTGTGAATGACATCCTGACAATGGTAGGCAAGTGGGATCCGGTATGTGTGGGAATAGAGACTGTAGCTTACCAACAGGCGCTTGTTGTGATGCTGAAGAACGAGATGGAGAGAAGGTTTATCAAACCCGACGCGTTCCGCGTGGTTGAGATAAAGACAAGGCAGAACAAGAACCTGAAGATAAGCGGGAGATTACAGCCATTACTCGAGGGGGGCCAGATTCTGGTCCCGAGGGGTGCATCGTGGCGGGGGGCCTTGAATGATCAGATGTCTGCGTTCCCTGACGGGGAGCATGACGACATCCTTGACGCGATGGCGATGGCTGATGATGTCAATGTAGACAGGCTCGTACACACATTCAACACTCAGGAGCATGTGATGGAGCCGATGAAGATCCCTTCCAACTGGCCAAGATGGGCCGCTATGGCCGCAAGGGCTGACGGAGAAGTGGTAATGATATTCCTTGTCTGCTCACCAGAGGGAAGGCTCTATGTTACGGACGAAATCAAGGGCGTTATGTCGCCATCAGAGCTCTATGTCCAGTACCAGCGGGTGCTGAGCGGCAGAAGGTGCGGTCCGGTATTTGCCCCGAAAGAGATGTTCGATCCTGACCCGATAACCGGAACGGTATGGGCCGGGAATTATATAGGCGTCGGCCTTCCTTTATGTCCGGGGGCTGACTCATGGAAGGTGCTTACTGCGGAGATGATATCGCAGTTTGACTCCCCGTCGGATGGTTCGCCTCCAAGGCTTAAGGTCTTCCGGGGGTGCGACGAGCTTATATGGGAACTGAGCAGTGCGATAAGAGGCGACGAGGGCAGAGACACCATTATCGCCCTGCGTTGTTTGATGATGATCTTGGGGCACAGGCCGTCATGGCGAGATATGACCAATGTGGACCAGTATGGAGAAAATTTGCGATATCCGGGAGCGGATGTTCCGTGATGTCGAAGGGGTGGGATAAGGTATGGCTTTAATGACAGGCGGGAAGGTCCCGTTAGGTTCCGGAGATATAGAGATACTCGAAGAGAGCCTCATGAATGCTTATGACGAAGAAGGTTCCTCGGATATCGATGAAATAACAGCGAAAGTGATCCGGGTGGTCAAGAACGATATCGAGGTCGGAAAGAGGGCCAACGAGAGCGAACAGGCGAACAGGGTCAAACACTACAACATCTACCGGGCAAAGGGAGACGATATCGCCGAAAGGGACGGGCGTTCCCGGATAAAATGCTCAGACACGATGGATGCCATCGAGTGGATGATGCCGAGCTTTATGAGGACATTCGCCGGTAGCAACGCCTCGATATCCGTGGTCCCTGTCGGGACTGAAGATGTCAAGAAGGCCGAGAAGCACGAAAGACTAATAAACTGGCAGTTTATGGGACGCAGGGTTCAGGGATTCAATGTCCTCTATGAGTGGATCAAAACAGCGCTCATATACGGAACCAGCGTTATCAAGGTGACTTGGCGGGATATTTATGTCAAGAAGGGGTTCGATATGCCGGTGGTCAGCGAGGCAGAGATGCAGAACATGCTGGCCGACAGCGACTTTATCAATATTGACGGATCCCCGGAAGATATCCCGATGGGTTCGGTGCTGACAGAAGATATCCTTGCCGCAGCCCAGAACGACCCCATAATGCTTGCGAAGATAGGCCAAATCAACGCATATCCGCAGGGAGTACAGCCCGTCGCTCTGGAATCGATGAGGGTTTACAGGGATGTGCGGGGCACAAAAAAGATAAAAAGCTACTCCGGTCCGCAGGTCGAGGTTATCTCTCCGGAAGATTTCTACATGGATCCCGAAGCAAGATCCATCGAAGAGGCACAGTTTGCCATACATCGAGTGTGGCGCACCTTCGGGGAACTGAGACAGCTCGAACAGGACGGGATATACCAGAACGTAGACAAGGTCAAAGAATGGGTCGACAAAGAGAGATCTGACCAGTCCAACCACGAAGAGTCCGCCAGATATGCGGCGGCAGGGCAGAACCCGCCCGAGACCAACGCTACGTACAATCACGAGGACCAGCTGGCAAGAAGGAAGCTGGAAGTGTTCGAGTGGTGGGGACTTATAGACCTAGAGGGCGAGGGTTTTCAGGAACCGTATCTTATCGTCTTCTGCGGCGAATCAATACTCCGGATGGAGAAGAACCCATACGGGCATGGACAGCCTCCGTTCGAGGTCCTGCGTCCGATGCTTGATCCGTTCAAGTTCACAGGCATAGGAATGCCGGAACTTGTCGGCGAATTCCAGTCACTGAAGACCGCACTTATCAGACAGACACTTGACAATATCTCGTTCCAGAATAACGGGATGTGGCTGGTCAACCGCAATGCCGGGGTGGATATCAACGCACTTCTTAACCCGCGCCCCGGGACCGTTGTCAGGACCAATATAGTGGCGGGTTCTGTTCAGCCCCTCACTCCTCCGAGCTTGCATTCGATGCCGCTCACAATGATAGAGCTTGCAGACAGCATGCTCCAGAAGCGCACCGGCGTAACAAGCTACAACCAAGGGCTTGATGCGGACTCGCTCAATAAGATGCTTGCTCTTGATACGCCGATACCAATGGCTGACGGAACGGTCAAGCTGAACAAAGATGTCGTTGCTGGGGACATGGTCATAGGTTCTGACGGCAAGCCAACGCAGGTCTTAAAGGCCCACCCGGTGCAGATGCCGGAAAGGGCGTTTGAGATAACCTTCAGCAATGGCGATGTCATTAAGGCTGGTGGCGAACATCTGTGGACAGTCGCCATCAGGGAAAGCAAAAAGGTATTCCCGGAATTTGAGGTACTGCCGACAGAGCGGATATTCGATATTCTTCAGGATGGCAAGCATACAGCTGTCATCCCGAGAGTTAAAGCTGTCGAATATCCAGAGAAGGAACTTATCCTTGACCCATATATCCTTGGTGCATGGATAGGTGACGGCAATAGCCACACCAACAGATTTACGTCTATGGATGAAGAGGTAACTGACAGATTCAGAAAGTGGGCCGAACAGTTCTATAACGGCGGCATAGAACCCTGTAAACAACAGCATGCAGGAAGGGCGACCACATATCAAATCGTCAATACGCCATTCAGACAAATACTGAAAGACCTACACTGTCTTGTTGACTCGCGGTATGAGGATACAAAAAATAACATAAAACATATCCCGGAGGAATACTTCACGGCCTCAAAAGAACAGAGGCTGGAGCTTCTCAAGGGGCTTATGGATACTGACGGATGCAGATATAAATACCGTGGTAGGGTAGCCGGTTCGTCAGCCGTGTTCTGTACAAGCAACGAACGGCTCATGGAGGATGTTTGTAGGCTTATTACCTCTCTTGGGGGAATACCAAAGATAACCAGCCGGGAGCCAGTTAATCAGGACGGACGTAAGTATAAGAGACATTACCACATCTCGTTCTCAATGGCGGAATGCCCGTTCAGTATTGAAAGAAAGGGTAGGGATTGGAGAGCGCATGTCAACACAGGGCGTGTCAAGATACTCTCAATCAAGGAGATTGAGGTCGAGCCCATGCGTTGTCTCAGCGTCAGTGCGGAAGACAGGATGTACTGTTGCGGCAAATACTTTACCGTAACAAGAAACACGGCGACGGGCATTACGAAGATAATGAACGCCTCCGCACAGAGGATAGAGCTGATAGCGAGGGTCATGGCGGAGACAGGCATCAAGCCGCTCTATCAGAAGCTCCTAATGCTCAATCAGCAGTTCATAGACCAGACGATCGTTATCAGGGTCTTCAACGAGCCAATAGAAATAAGCCCCGATGACCTTGCCGGAGATTTTGACGTCAGTGTTGATGTCGGCGGCGCCACAAACAAGGACGAGACACGGGCACAGCAGTTGCTGATGATGATCCAGTATGCGGCAAGCCTTATTCCGCTTGGCGTTATGAGGCCGGAAAATGTCTACGAGGTCTGCAAGAAACTTTACACGCTCTGGGGATGGCGGGATTACGACAGATATCTTAGCGACCCGCAGGAAACAGACAAACTCAAACAGATACTTATGATGCTAGACCAGATGGCAATGGCGCTCCGGCAGGGACAGACTCCCAGTATGGAACAGGTAATTCAGGCATTCCAGATGGTCTATCAGACGATCGGTTCGATCATAGGGGCAGATGCGCAACTACAGCAGAGCGGCACTCCGGCATCGGAGGACGTTGCTTTGGCGACGGGTGGTGAAGGTAATGGAGAACAATTCCCAGCAAGTACAATTCCACAAGGACTCTCCAATATATAAATTTTTAAACAATGCAGAGCTCGCGAGAGCCTTGGCAGATATCAACCTCGATGCGCTTAAAAGGGTCGGCGAGGAGTTCCAGAGCGGACAGCACAATATTATGCTTTCGATCAACCCGGGGGACAAAGAGACGGCGGCCTTGGCAATCGCTGTTTGCAGGGGCGCCAATGATTTTGTGTACTGGATTGAAGCGGTCAAGTTACAGATGCAGGAAATCGCAATAGCCGGGAAGGAAGAATAAGATGCCCACTATCATTACATTTGACAGGGGCGGAACTGACCGGCGGCCGCAGATACGTTTCTCGGGGCATTCAGCAATAGAAAATGGAGACAGGGACACCGGAATAAGGCTGTGCGCCACAATGAGTACGCTTGCCTCGGTTGTAGAGGCCTATGTGGAGACTCAGGGTATAGAGTACAGCCTTTCTGTGTGTCCGGGGCAAATAGATGGGATCCCTGTCAGGGCAATTGAGTGGATGTATACTGACAGGGAAAGAATGGATCCCATATTCGAGACAGTGAAGCAGATAACATCGCTTCTTGCCGCGCAGTATCCCGATTATCTCCAAGTCCGGGATATCGGATAGGGGGGGGTGGGAGATGGACGTACACAGCATAACCTTCCCCCCTGATGTCAAGGAAATTGAGATACTCCAATTTTGCGACATCCATTCCGGGTCGCCTAAGTTTAATTATAACGCCTTTAAAAAACACACACAGTACGTTATGGGCGCACCTAATAGATACGTTGTGTGTAATGGGGACCTGCTTAATAACTCAATAAAAAGCTCGGTGGGTTCTGTTTATGAGGAGGTACGCCCAAGGGACCAGAGGCTTGGGGTGGTATCGCTCTTAACAGAAATAAAAGATCGGATACTGTGTGTCACATCAGGAAACCACTGTGAACGAACTACAAGAGAAGTCGACATGGATCCGGCAGAGGATGTGGCATTCAGATTGGGTGTCCCGTATTTTGATTTTGAGGTTCTGCTCAAAATCAGGCTTGGTGAGAATATCGCAAAAAAAAGACCTGTCTATTACACGGTCTACGTGACTCACGGTTCAGGTGGTGGGCAGACAATCGGGGCCAAGGCGAATCGGCTTGAAAAGTTGCAGTACATAGTGATGAGTGATGTCTACTTGATGGGACACACACATCAGGCCATAACCTTCCCGAGTGTAATTTACGTGCCGGAAAGACAGTGCGACGTGGTTACAGAGCGCAAGATGTGGTTTGTGAACGGGAGCAGTTTTATTAACCGGGAGAGATACGCCAAACATAAAAACATGAAGCCACAGTATATAGGCAGTCCGATAGTCCTGCTCAGCGGAACAGAGCACAGGGTGGAAGTAATCAATGGACGACTTTAATAAATATGCCTATTCTAGTATTGATATTCATGCTAGTTTGACATATATGTCTAGCATTAATTATGCAGTTTTATATCGCTAGTAGGGAGCAACCCAGACTAGCACACTGTCATGTCGCGGCTCAATTGGGCGAGAAATTCTTTTCGAGTTCGGGCAGACAGAGTTTCAAGCCTCCCCGCGGTTGCTCGTGGGGAGGTTGTCTTTGTCATTTCTATGTTATCAGCTTCGTGGGGTCAGGTAATTGATAATAAGCACAAGTTAGGCACAAGTTGAGGCACAAGTTAGCAAAATATAAAATCCAGTTTTAGTTTTGCATAAGAAATTTTGCACGAAAACACTGAAATTTAGAGGTTTATGTGCAAAAAATAAAAATACAAATCAGACAGTATCCGCATAGCGGGCTGTCTTTTTATTTTATGGCCAACCGTAAAAGCGGAGCCGGAAGGGAAGATGCAATATGAAGTTATGGAAATGGTTTTTTGATGGCGCTAGTGCTGGTGAGCATGACAGCGCAGACCTGAACGACGCGAGCGCGGGAAAGACAACCCCGGATTCCGACCCTATAGACGAGGGAATACCCGGTATCGACGGCGAGGACTATTCTGCTTTTGACGAGAAATCTCCCCTGCTTTTTGCAGGAAGGGACGATGACGATGAAGGAGAAGAAGAGGAAGAAGAGACACCTCCCGTAGATGAAAGTCAGGCCGCAGGAGCGGAGCCACCTGTTGATGATCCGGCGACACCAGCCGAGGAACCAAAGCCGTATAGGACTCTGAAATATCATGGTCAGGAGATACCCATTGAGACGGAAGATGACTTAATCCGCCTTGCAAGTCAGGGTCTCGACTATACCAGAAAGACACAGCAGTTAGCACCCTACAGGGCTTTGATAGACCGCATCAACAGTGACCCATCGCTAATGGAAAAGGTCGTAACACTTGTCCAAACAGGGACTCTCCCTGCACAACAGACGGTAACTCCTGCATCTCGGGGACCCGAGCCAGAGGAACCGGATGAGGATGAGACATGGGATGAGTTCATTGAGCGGCGAAACAGCTGGCGCGAGGCGCAGAACAAGGCCCTCGCACAGAATGAAGAGGAAATCTTCATGCAAAGGTTTAACGCCGCACTAGAAGCAAGACAGAGGCAAGAGGAATCGGCCCACATGGCGGCTCTTACTATGAGGGACCCCTATTGCCGTGATGTATTGTCGGCATTTCAGGAACAGCTCCCACCGGCATTGCTCGAAACAATGAACAATGATCCGAGGACCTTCCGTCTGGTTTATGACCAGATGAGGGCCATGTTGGGACAGGGGCCGTATTTTGCAAGTCTAGGGAGGACCCCCCAGACCCCAGTGCCCCCCGCGCAAACAACCTCTGTTGCGCCAACGCCTACACCGGCTCCGGCACAACAGCAACCACAGGCGCAGAAGCCAACTCAGACAGTTACTCTGAAATCAGGGAGCACTAAGGCCCCGTTCGTGGAACCATCAAGGGGACAAAAAACACCGGGCGCAGTGAAAAAAACACTGCCCGGGCTTCCGGATGATGTTTGGGATTTGCCTGACAAGGACTTCTCTGCACTGGTAGATAAAGCACTACGATTAAGGTAGAGAAAGGAGCATACAATGCTTAGACTGATTAATATAGCATTTTTCGACGTCGAAAGAATGACAACGGCGAACTCGCGCACCAAAATAGAGGACTACTATGACAGGGTGGCTCTCACGAAGGCACTCCCGCTTCTGACCTTCCGCAAATTCGGCCAGAAGCGCCCGATCCCCAAAAATCAGGGAAAGATAATCCGCTTCACACGCTGGGGCAGGCTGTCAGTGGCAACCACGCCAATCACTGAAGGTATCACACCTGTAGGCAACAAAATGACCTATTCGGACATCACGGCAACCCTCAACCAGTTTGGAGACTTTGTCCTCATCACAGACCATGTAACAATGACGGGCATCGATCCGATACTGACTGAGGCCGTGAGCCAGCTTGGTTATCAGCAGGGCGAAACATTCGACATCCTCTCAAGGGATGAACTCCTGACCGGCTCCAATGCGATTTATGCTAACGGCGTAGGTCGCACCGCTGTCAACACCAAGATAGCGGACGCGGATATACTGAAGGCCGTAAGGGCACTGAAGGTCGCAATGGCTAAGCCTGTAATGAAACAGGTCAACGCATCCGTGAAGTACAATACAACGCCTATTCGTCCGTCCTTTATCGGTGTCTGCCATGTTTACGCAGAGCAGGACATTGAGGCTATCCAAAGGTTTATCCCCGTTGAGAAGTATGCCTCTCAGCAGGATATTATGGAAGGCGAGTTTGGGCAGTATGCAGGGGTCCGTTTTATTTCGACCACACAGGCCCCCGAATTCCTCGGAGGCGGAGCAACGGGCGGTTCGGGCGTCAAGGAGACAGATGGGAAGGCTGACGTCTACGCAACCTTTATCTTCGGCGAAGACGCATACGGCGAAGTCCCCCTCAGCGGACAGTCAAGCGCTGTTATCATCAAAGCCCCACAGTCGGGAGATACCACAAACACAGCAGACCCTCTCAACCAGCGCTCAACGGCTGGATGGAAGGCTATGTACGCGTTCAAGATCCTCAACGACCTTTGGATCGAGCGCATCGAACACGCGGTAAGCGCGTAGGTAAGGAGGCTATAGACTATGGCACACATCAACGCATTTCCCGATAAGGCACAGCAGGATTTTATTAGCGAACTGCTCGATCTTAGACCCATGGTGACGAAAGCCCTGAGTGGAGATATGGTGTTTAAATGCACACCTCCAACTGCGGCTCCCTCTGCGGCGGCGGCGGCTCAGGATGACATCGTTTATAAGGTAAAAGTCACCCTCGAAAGCGCGGCAGGAGAGGTCCACGATTGGTATAACGGACCTGTCCTTCTTGCGATAGCAACCACCGACAGCACGGGCGCGCCAACCATCAGCCCTGCCGCCGGAGAACGCAATATGACAAACGGTGAACTTGAAGTAACAGTTACGCTTCCTAAGGTCGCATGGACGCAGGGTAGCACTGTAACACTCACAGTGTCTGACCCCGCAACTGCTGGGACCGGTATCTGTGGTTGGGCAGTAGCGGACAAGACCTTCGTAGCTACACTCGGAGAGTAACGCTGGACATTTAACAACAACACATGGGGGAGGCTAACGCTTCCCCCATTAACTATATCAGGGAGTCTTGAATGACCACCCCTGTAAGGAGGAACTTGTATGAGTAACGATAATTTGATTTATGCAAGCATGATGCCCGTAGAGGTAATGGGCAAAATGACAGATATGTATAAAGAGGGCCGGACCTATGAAGTTATGGTGGACGATCGCCTGAATCCCGGCGCTCGGACCTTTGCTTTTGGTCTCAACGGCAAAATCGGAGAGTATCCGACAAACACGAGGATCCGCCTATTGGGCGAGGAAATACAGCATCTTTATAACTGCATCGCCGAGGAACCAGTAACAGAAGAGGCCGGAGAAGGCCGCTATAGGCGAGTTGTAGGAAAGAGGCAGGTTTGTCGGTTCTCCATCACCCCCACGTCGTGGGATGCCCTACCTGAGCGGGCGGTGTTGCTCGGTCTGCCCGGCACTAAGGTGTACAGGGAAGACACAGCAAAAACACCAATACAGGAAATGCCGGATGAGCTAAAACAAGCAATCTCAGAGGCTGGCACTGGCAAGGATGTCTCTGTGGATGAAATGATGGGCGCAAGGGAAAACGAGCTGGCGTCACTGAGCTATAACGACCTTAAAGAGCTGGCGAAGGAACGGAATATCAAATACGCAGGAGTCAGCAAGGTTGACCTGATCGAGAATATCCTCGACGTAGAAGAGAAGCTTCTTAGGGGAGAAGAATAAAAATGAGCGATGCGAGGGGTATCTTGTACGAGGTAAAGCGCAGACTCGGAGACGTCAACGCTCCTGTCCCTGATGAATCGGACATAATGTCCTACCTGAACAGCGCATTGCGGGGTATCTGGAACTATGCCATAGAGCTTGACTCCCCTCGCATTGAGGCTCACGAACTTGCAACATGTGACAGCACGGGGGTGGTAACACTCACGCAAAGGCCTGTCCGGGTAACAAGGGTTATTGATTTAACAGGGAGCAGAGAGCTTCCTGAATTCACACCTAGGTCCACGGGCCTTATTAATTATTATGGCGGGATGTGGGGTTACTATACCACCCTTGACGGGATACAGATATTGCAGGGAGACGGGGGAGAGGGTGGCAGTTTAAGTATCTCGTATTATCCCGAGTACGCCCCTCTCACAGAGAGAGATGAAGTCCTGCCGTTCTCGTCTATCATTGACGATATTGTAATAGCATGGACTGTCAAGCTGATAACAGCTGGCCGCTCGGTGTCTGTTGCAGATATGGGATATGCGGGTACGGAGTTTATGAACTCCCTTGCTCATTATTTTGAGGGCAGGTCAGAGGATAACCGTCGCGGGAGCGGACCTTGGTGAGGTGTTGAATATGACAGCTAACGACATTATGTACAGGATCCGCCTATATGTCGGAGATACAGATAAAAAGAGTCTGTCGGACTGGGAGGTACTAAACAGCGTTAATGATGCCCTCCGGTTGATGGCCGAAGAAAGCGCCAGACTGGGTGGTTCAATGTTCAGGATGAAGTCCAATGTGACAATCACAGCTGGTAGCGCATCTCTGCCAGCAGGTTACCTGCAGGTAATAAAGGCGTTTAACGGTACGGGTGGCGAATTACTTAACGTGTCCACCGACATCCCGGATGACGGAGAATTCAGTGTAACCGGCGGGAGCCTGTCTTCCGGGGAATCCACAGTAGAAC